GACTCCCAAAATACGCCCAGATACGAAAAACATTATGTTAACTTCCTTCCGAGGAGGAGGATAATGGACAAGTTTGTAACAGCCCGAAGATTGGCCGAAATCCTAGGAATTACCGAACGTAGAGTTAATCAGATCGCCCGCGAAAAAGATATTTTTAAACGTGACCTGAACGGGAAATTTGCGGTCACGGAATGCGTGGCTAATTACTACAGGGAAAAGTTTATTCCAGACGAAGACCGGTTTAACTATGAGGTTGAAAGAGCCCTTCACGAAAAAGCTAAACGTCAAAAAGCGGAACTTCAACTTGAGAGAATGCGTAACCGTCTCCACTGGAGCGAAGATGTCGAGCTTGTTATGACCGAAATGTTAGTCAGATTCCGAAACAGGATTCTTGGTATCCCTACGGCAATCTCGCCTAAGCTTTACCGGAAAAGCGTTCCGGAGATTGCCAAAATACTCAAAAACGAACTCTACAGCGCCCTTACAGAGCTATCTGAATACGATCCGATCATGTTTGTGGATAAAGAATATGAGGTGCTATACGATGGAGAAGAAGACGATAGCACTGTTCCGGAAGATCCTGAAGGCGGTGGCGCCGCCTCCTGATATTTTACCGTCGGAATGGGCTGAAAAAAACCTAATCCTCAACGAAAGCGCGCTTTCTACCGGCAGGTGGCACAGCGATACAGTACCATTCCAGAAGGAAATCATTGATGCGGTAGTCGACCCGGAACTTGAAAAAATTGTAATCATGAGCTCATCCCAGGGCGGGAAAAACGTCATTGTGAATATTATCATTGGCTATTACATCGATGTCGACCCCAGCCCGATCATGCTGATAGAACCGACCTTGGAACTGGCAGAAGACTATTCCAAGCGGCGGCTTGCTCCGATTATCCAAGACACCAAATGCTTGCGAGAGAAAGTATACGAGACGAAAAGCCGGGACAGCAATAATACAATCCTACTGAAACTCTTCCCCGGCGGCAGCCTGAACCTAGTGGGTGCGAACAGTCCCCGGAGCCTAGCATCAAAGCCGATCCGCATTGTTATAGCCGACGAGGTAGATGGCTTCGAGATCAGCGCAGGCAGGGAAGGCGACCCGCTGAAGCTGGCAGACAAGCGGTCAATCACTTACTGGAATCGTAAAAAGATATATATCTCAACGCCGGTCATAAAAGGCGCGTCGCGCATCGAAAAGGAATACCTAGCCGGGACGCAGGAAAAATGGTGCTTGAAATGCCCTAACTGCGGAAAATATCAGTATATTAACTGGTACGGACTTAAATTTGAGTATTCTAAAGATGAAAAAGGAAACTATGACATATGGGATATTACTTTTCAGTGCCCGGATTGTCTGGAGAAATTCGATGAACACGTATGGAAAGAGCAGCCCGGCGCGTGGATAGCAGCAAACCCGGATGCGAAAAAGACCAAAAAGACGCGGAGTTTTCACTGGAATGCGCTGGTTTATTTCTGGACTTCTTGGGAGGAGATAATTCTAGAATACCTCGAATGCAAATCAGACCCGGAGCTAAAGAAGGTTTTCAAAAATACGGTCTTAGGTGAGAGCTACGAAGAAAATATCAATGATGAAGAATACGCTTATCTCCTAGACCGCCGCGAAGAATACCCCGCCGATTTACCAGACGGGGTTTTGATTTTGACCGCCGGCGTCGACACCCAGGATGACCGGTTGGAATATGAGATTGTCGGCTGGGGCAAGGGCGAGCAATCCTGGGGGATTGAATACGGGATTATCATGGGTAAACCCGACCAGGAATCTACCTGGCAGATGCTTAGTGATAAACTTGACACGGTTTGGCGTTTTGAAAACGGGATAGGGCTAAAAGTCGCCTGCACTTTCGTGGACAGCGGCGGTCACTATACCTCCGATGTCTATAAATTCTGCCGGGCGAACGAACACCGAAAAATCTTCGCCGTCCGTGGTAAGGGCGGTCCGGGAATCCCCTTAATATACAGCAAGGGACGGAGCAAAAAGGAAAACTGCTTATATTTTAATCTCGGCGTTGACGGTGGTAAAGCCAGAATCCTCTCCCGCCTGCGGATAAAACAACCCGGTGACCGGTATTGTCACTTCCCGCTGAACGAAGAACGAGGCTATGACCAAATGTATTTCAAAGGGCTTCTTTCTGAACGTTCACGAGTCAAAAAGGTTAGCGGGCAAGTAAAGATTGTCTGGGAGAAGATCGGCGGGGCAAGTCGCAGAAATGAGCCGCTTGACGTGAGAAATTACGCGCAGGCGGCTTTTGCATTGTTGCCGGTGAACCTTGAGATCCTGGAAAAGCGGCTGAAAAGCATGTCTCCCAGTAGGAACAAGGTGATCGATATAACCAAAACCCCGCCCCAAAAACGAAAATACGGGGTGATTAACCGGGGCATAACAGTATGAAAAGAGGGATAAAATGGCCATTTTAGACCGCTTAAACCATGCCAAAGACCGGCTAAACGCCTATTACGAGGCGGAAATAAAGGTCCTGGCCGGTCAATCATACCAAATGGGAAGCAAAAGAATGACCAGAGCAGACCTAGCAGAGATCCGAGAAGCGATTGCCGGATTAGAAAATCTTGTAGATGAACTAGAAGCGCTGGCCATCGGCAAGGGGCGAAGAAAAGTCTTCGGGGTTATTCCCCGCGACATGTGAGGTGGTGGAGTTGTGAATCTAAAGCCAAATATTAACTTGACTCCTGTTTATAACGGACTAAAATCCACCCTGAAAGCTATGCGAAACATCAACTTAACTCCGATCCGCAACGGGATCAAATCCGCTATCAAAGCAATCCGACCGGCGAACATCACAGCCATGCTTGCCCCACGCTTTGCCCTCCAACGAGAGGCAGCGCGCGTCCGTCTTAGCGCTTTACGGTCGATCAAAAACAGCGGTTACGGCGAGAGCGGAGGGAGCCACAAGCGCAAATCCCTTCTGGGGTGGTTAGCGAGGAGCAAAAGCCCGCAGGAAGACATTGATCCGCATTTGCATACTTTGCGTCAACGGTCGCGAGATCTCTTCATGTCCTCGCCGCTTGGCCGGTCGGCGATTAACACGAAGAAAACAAACACTATCGGTACTGGTCTGATCCTGAAAAGCCGCGTTGACCACAGATTCCTGGGGTTAAGCGAAGAGGAGGCCCAAAGGTGGGAGAGAAATACCGAGCGCGAGTTTGACCTCTTTGCCCGCTCTAAGTGGTGCGATGCCCTGCGGCTTAACAATTTCTACGAATTACAGCCGCTTGCTTATAGTTCCTGGTTGTTGAACGGGGACGGCTGGTGTTTATTGAGGCATGAAGACCCCACCAAGTGGATGCCTTACGGCCTGCGCCTGCATCTCATTGAGGCAGACCGGATTAACACTCCGGACACGAGCGAGCGGATAGCCACAAGCTATTACAGCGCCAGGCCAAATATGATCGGCAAAAACAAAAGTAACGGTAACTACATTTACAGCGGCGTCGAGGTCAATAAGAACGGCGCCGTTGTTGCGTATTGGATCTGCAATCAGTACCCTAACAGCAACATACCGGGCGAGAAGAAAGAGTGGAAACGCGTTGAGGCGTTTGGGCGCAAGACCGGAAACCCGAACATCCTTCAACTTTTGGAGCAGGAACGCTGCGAACAGTACCGGGGCGTTCCCTTTTTAACGCCGGTTATCGAACACTTAAAGCAAATTACCAGATACACCGAGGCTGAGCTAATGGGCGCGGTAGTCCAAGCACTTTTTACCGTGTTCATCAAAACAACATCTCCGACCAGCGAGATTCCTTTCGGAGACATGATTCCCGAATCGGAGCAGGTTAATCCCGACGATGACACCATTTACGAGTTAGGGGCAGGCGCGATCAATGTCTTGAAACCCGGAGAAGATATGGTTTTTGCCGACCCGAAGCGTCCGGCAAGCGGTTTTGAGATGTTCATAAACACGATGGCGAAAATGATTGGGGCTGCTCTTGAAATACCGTATGAGCTTCTGATGAAATCCTTCACAGCTTCTTATTCTGCCAGCCGCGCCTCTCTTTTAGAGGCATGGAAGGCAATCAAGACCAGCCGGGCGTGGTTTGTATCAGATTTCTGCCAGCCGGTATACGAGATATGGCTTTCTGAAGCCGTTGCCCGCGGGCGAATCAATGCCCCGGGTTTTTTTAATGACCCGGCAATCCGCGCGGCCTGGTGCCAAGCTCAATGGATCGGCCCGGCACAAGGTATGATCGATCCAGTTAAGGAGGTCACAGCGGCCAAGCTGCGTGTAGAGGAAGGTTTTTCGACCAGGGAGCAGGAAACCGTAGCTATCTCCGGCGGCAATTGGGACGACAACATCGAGCAGGTTAAGGCAGAAAACGAGAAATTGCGCGAAGCAAACGGCTTGACCGGCGAGGTCATAAGCCAATCAAACGGAGAGATCACAAATGCGATGATGACGGTGGTAAAAAATGCCACAGAAAGGAGCCTGGTGGAAAGTGAGTAGAAAAGCACAGAGTAAAAAGTTCTGGCGATTTAAAAACGCGACCGGTGATGACGGCGTCGGCGAGCTCTACCTATACGGCGAAATCTCAGATACCACCTGGTGGGGCGATGAAGTCACCCCCAAACAATTCATCACGGACTTGAAAAGTTTAGGTGATATTCGGACGCTGAACGTTTATATCAACAGTTACGGCGGGGATGTTTTTGCCGGTCACGCAATCCACTCCCAGCTTAAACGCCACAAGGCGACGATCAATGTTTATATCGACGGCGTAGCGGCAAGCGCAGCCTCTATCATCGCTATGGCAGGAGATACGATTTTTATGCCTGCCAACGCAATGATGATGATCCACCACCCACTAGCCGGAATGCTGGGCTATTTTTATGCTTCGGAACTGCGGCAAATGGCGGAAGAGCTGGACAAAATCAGCGAGTCGATTATTGCCGCTTATGAAGAGAAGGCAGGGCTTGACCGCGATGAAATCCTCGAAATCATGAACGGTGACGGCGGCGAAGGCACCTGGATGACCGCGCAGGAAGCGGTTGATTTTGGTTTTGCCGATGAGGTCGAGGAACGGAAAAACATCGCAGCCTCCCTCAATGGCAACGTCCTGAATATCAACGGCGTGGAATTAGATATTTCCCGGTTTAAGAGTTTCCCGCGCGATAAATTCCAGGTAGCGGCTCAACACCAGGCAAAGGCCCAGCCGAAGCCTGTTGAGAATAAAAAATCGAAGGAGGAAGAGCCAATGGAAATCAAGAACATCGACGACCTGCGTAACGCATTTCCTGAGCTAGTGGCACAGGTCGAGGCTGCGGCCAGGAGTGAAGGAGCGCAGGAAGAGCGCGAGCGGATCAAGGGCATCGAAGAGATTGCGAAAAACATTGACCCCGCGCTTGTAAGAAAGGCGAAATTCGAGGAACCGAAGGACGCCAAGGAGTTGGCTTTCGAGGCAATGAAAGCCGACGGGATTAAGGCGCAGACCTACCTAGATGAAGTCAAGGACGACAGCAATGCTTCAGGAGTCAACGAGGTAGGCGCGGCCCCGGTGGTGGTAGGACAAGCGGGCGAGGATAGGCCCAAGACTTTCGACGACAAATTTAAAGCCGCTGCGGCCAAACTGGACGCGCGGAGAAGGGGGTT